GCAAAGATTCAGTGACCGCGAAATGAAACGGTCTAAGTAATGGTCTGGACGGCAACGCGACCGAAGGCGGCGCGCGAGCTCCGTCAGTTGACGAACGGCGAGAACGCTTGGCAGGCGATCGCCGGGCTCGAGGACGGCGGCGCGGTGTTCGGTCTGACGAAAGGATCGTTCTCGCTGATCGATCTGATCCGCGCGCTACTCGATTTGGCGGGGCCGTCCGTTGTCACGGTGTCAACCTGGACGGCGGCGAAGAAGGAAATCGACGACGCGGCGGATCTGCTGCGTGACGGGCGGATCACGGGGTTGCGTTGGCTGGTCGATTACTCGTTTCCGCGACGACAGCCGGCATACTGCGATGCGTTGCGCGAGCGGTTCGGCGATGATGCGATCCGCGTGACGAAGAACCACGCGAAGTTTGCGATCGTCGATAACGGGTCGGCGCGGTACGTTCTGCGAACGTCGATGAACCTGAACAAGAATGCGAGGCTCGAGTACTTCGAAGTCGAGGACTCGCCCGAACTGGCGGACCTGTTGGGCGGCGTGGTCGATGAGGTGTTTCGTGAGCAGCTGCCGGGCGGGTGCGACCGTCGACCACAGGACGCGAAAGACGACTTCGCGCGGTTGGGCGTGGTACGGGATGACGCCGCGAGCGTGTACGGGCGCGATTTGCAGGATCGAACCGCGCCGGGATTCGGGAGGTTGGACTGATGGCGGGACGACGACCGAAACCGACGAAACTACGGGTGATCGAAGGCAATCTCGGGAAGCGGGCGTTCAACCAGGCGGAACCCGAACTGCGGGTCGCGAGCGCGGACGTGCCGGACGGCATGTCGACGGGCGGCGCGAAGGAGTGGGAGCGGATCGCCGGCGAACTGTGCGACTTGGGGCTGTTGACGGAGGTTTCACGTTCGGTGTTCCGGTTGTACTGCGAGGCGATCGCCGAACACGACGCGGCGTCGATCTTTCTGCGCGAGAACGGGTTGACCTACGTTGTTCGGGACAAGGACGGTGAAGTCCGGAGCGTGGGGCAGTTTCCGCAGGTTGCGATTGCGCGGAATGCGGCCGAACGGGCGCGGAAGTTGGCGATCGAATTCGGTCTGACGCCGGCAGCTGCGTCGAAAGTGCGGGTGCCGAAGAAGCCGCCCGCGAAGACTGGCGCGGAGTTTGTCGACTGAAAACAGGATAGGATGATTGCACGGACGGCGGAACCGCCCCAAACGCTGCGGGCCGTATACACCGCAGGACGTCGAGCGAAGGCGGGTCGTCCGTGACAAACCCGGTTCATCAGTACGCGCGAGACGTGATCGCCGGTCGGGTTCTCGCCGGCGAATTGGTGCGGCTGGCGTGCGAGCGGCATCTGACGGATCTCGAGACGGGCAGCGAACGCGGTCTGCGGTTCCATTGGCCGGAAGCGCAACGGGCGCTCGGTTTCATGGCGGTGCTGCACTATTGGAAGCAAGGCCGCTGGAGTCGCGGCCGGAAACGGTGCACGTGCAACGACGGGGTCGACGCGCCGTGTCCGCAGATGATCCACTGGCTGCCGTGGCAGGTGTTCTTTTTTGGGTCAGTGTACGGATGGCAGCGGCGGGACGACGACGGAACGTGGTGCCGGCGGTTCCGGACGATCTATCTGCAAGTCTCGCGGAAGAATGGAAAGACGACGCTGGGGAATGCGATCGTGCTGCGCTCGACGTTCGGGGAAGGCGAGGACAAAGCGGAAGGCTACGTCATCGCGGTCGGCAAGGATCAGGCCAGATACGTGCACAACATCGGCAAGGAGCTCGTGAAAGCATCGCCGCGGCTGCGCGAGCGGCTGGAAGGCTTCGAACTGAAACTCGCGAACGTCTACAATCCGGAAACCGGGTGTTTCTACGAACCGCTGGCGTCTGAGACGAACACGCTCGACAGCCGCGGGCCGCATGTCGCGCTGATCGACGAATACCACGAGCACCCGTCCGCGAAGGCGCGAAAAGACCTGACGACCGGAATGGGCGGCGGAACGCAGCCGCTCGAGGTGATTATCACGACGGCGGGCCTGCGGGTGGTCGGATCGCCGTGCAAGGAGCTCCGCGACTACTCCGAACGGGTGATCCGCGGGATTCAGCAGAATGACTCGTTGTTCTCGATGGTCTACGAACTCGACGAAGGCGACGATTGGGCGGACCCGGCGCTGTTCGAGAAGGACAACCCGTCGATCGGGCAGACGGTGTTCGCGGAATCGCTGCTGTCGGATCTCGAGGAAGCGAAGGCGGATCCGGAAGCGGAACTGCACTACCGCACGAAGCGGCGTAATCAGTGGGTCGGGTCGTCGTCGACCTATCTGCCGATGGAAGACTGGTCGATCTGTGGGCGCCTGCCGGTCGATCTCGAATCGTTGCGCGGTCGGCGGTGTTTCGGCGGGATCGATCTGGCATCGATGCACGATCTGAATGCGCTCGTTCTGGTGTTTCCGCCGGACGATGACGACGGCATATGGTATTCGCGCCAGTGGTTTTGGATTCCGGAGCGCATGCTGCACGAGCGGGCGAAGCGGGATCAGACGGTGCGGAATTGGACGGCGGCGGGGTTGATCGAGGTGACGCCGGGAGTCGAAACCGACTATGAGGCAATCCGCGCACGGGTGAACGAACAGGCGGATCTGTACCAGATCGAACAAGTCGGGTTCGACCCGTGGAACGCGGGGACGATCCCGCACAGGCTGATCGATGACGGGCTCGAAGTGCAAAAGGTGCCGCAGAATATGGCGAACCTGTCGGCGGCGACGAAGAAGCTCAAAGTGCTAGTGCGCGGGCATCGGTTGGCGTTCGGGGCTCATCAGGTGATGTCCTGGTGCGCGTCGAATGCAACGGTGATCGTCGACACGAAAGAAAATATGATGGTGTCAAAGAAGCATTCGGCGGATAGGGTCGACGGGATCGCGGCGGGCGTGATTGCGTTGGCGCTGGCGTTGGATTACACTAGCGAGGATGAACTAGGCGTCGGCATTGTCGCGTAACGCGACCATCACGGAGGTTTCATGCAGCGGATCATCCCCAAGGTTAGCGAGAAGACGGCGAGTTGGACCCTGACGGAGCAGGACTCCGGACAGGTGTTCGAAATCGGTGCCGCCGATTTGGTGGCGACGCTGCCGGCGTTGTCCGGTCTTCAAACGCCGGTCAAATTCGAGTTTTTCATCAAGACCGTTTCGGGTGGCGGCGGAACGGGGTTCTCGGTCAGTCCGGCGTCGGTGGATTCGATCAACTACGGGACCGACAACAAGGATCTGATCAACAGCACGGCGACCGATGTGGTCGGTGATGCGGTTCGGGTCGTGAGCGATTCGAACGGCGTTACTTGGCTCGCGTTCGTGATCGCGGGCACCTGGGCAGCCGAAGGCTAGTCGGGAACCTGCCGACGTGGCACGGTTCCGTGTACCGCTGGCAGAATTGCACGCCTACGCCGGTCTGATCCTCGCCGCGGTGGGCGTGGGGTTGCTGTTGCTACCTGCCGGCCTGATCGTCGGGGGCTGTGGTCTGTTCTATCTGGCGCATCGGATTCCGGCGACGTCGACGCCGCAACTGATCACGACGACGACCGATATAGAACGGGCCGCATAGCGTGTCGAACTGGCTGCAGCTGCGGAACCTGCCGGCGGCAACCGGTCGGACGGGTCGCGGACTAGAACGCGCATCGCCGGAGAATCCGTCGACACCGCTGTCGGACCCGGCGGCGTGGTTGTTCGACGCCTGGGGCGCGAACCCGACGAACGCGGGCACTAGCGTGTCGGAAGCGACAGCTCGAGCTCATTCGGCATTTTGGGCGTGCGAGGAAATCCGCTCGAAGACGCTGGCGATGGTCGGCTGCCACGTGTACCGGCGACTCGAGAACGGCGGGCGGGAACGGGCGACGGAGCATCCGGTCTATCGGCTGCTCCACACGCAGGCGAATCCGGAAATGACCGCGTTCATCTTTCATCAGACGCTCGACTCGCATGTCGGCACCTGGGGGAACGGCTACGCGGAAATCGAGCGTGCGCGCAACGGTCGGCCGTTGGCGCTGTGGCCGCTGCTACCGGATCGGACGGAGCCGGTGCGGATCTCGGCGCAACGGGCGACGGAGCTCGGCTCGAGGTTCGGCGCGGGCAAGTACCTGCGGACACGTCTCGAGAACGGGGCGAAGCCGCCGGCTGCGTTTCCGGTGGTGAACTCGGAGGTTTACATACCGCCGGGGTTCTATCTACACGTGCCGGGCCTGGGGTTTGACGGGTTACGCGGTTATTCGCGGGTCAGGTTCGCGCGTCAAGCGTTGGGGTTGGGCCTGGCGGCGGAAGAATACCAGGCGCGGTTTTTTGGGTCGGGGCTGAAACCGTCGTTTTTGCTGACGACCGATTATCAGTTGAAACCGGGT